TTACAATTTCGTTTATCATAATAGGTGTGATCTTATATAGCGAACAGGAATTACATACTGCCTACAGGAAATATGTAGCCTCGTTTAAAGAAACCCCACATTTAATTATCCCAACCTTTAAAGAATTCAGAGAGATCTATGAAGAGTATTGGGACTGGTACTTTAGCAATGAGCAAAAAAGAAGAACTCATTAATCTGTTTAAAGAAAAAGGATATGAAAGGGTTTCATTAAAATGGATCCCTAAAAACCCTTACGGCAAAAGACATAAGCTTACAGGTTGGACTTATAGGATATCAGGGGACTTAGAATGGTCTGGACTTGGAAAAAATTTTGAAGAAGCATCAAAAACAATAGACCTTCTATAACTTTTTCTTCTTTTCTTTATGAGGCTCTTCATAAGTAGTGAATCTATTTCTACATGTTTCTGACAAGCACTCTCTTCTCCTTTTTAAAACAGTGCCATCAACAAACTTTCTAACATCAATAACCCTAGTATCAGTTCCACATTCATAGCAAAGCATCCTGTCATCCCCTTTATGTAATTAAAGATTACAATAATAAAGCTATGGTAATTCATAGTCAATCGAAATATTGTTTTATTTATTAATTAATGTATCTTTACATTATTATCCAAACAAATTTCAATAAAAAAGAATGGAAGCAACAGGCATAGAAATGCGTATAGCAAACTTAGAGAAACACATGGAAGAGGTTCTTTCTTTTGTAAGACATATACCAGTCCTTGAAGAGAGAATTGGAAGATCATTGAGCCAATCTTCAGATCACGAGGTTAGACTTAGAACTCTTGAACAGTCTCAAATGAGAGACAATGTCCAGTCTAAATGGGCTGAAAGAATTATAGGTGGCGTAGTGATTGGTTCTATTATAGGAATTGGCGGAGCAATATTTACCTATGTTCTTTAATAAAAAAGACTCAGACGCTGTTCTTGAAAGAATTGCATATATGCCACAAGGAACCTTGGGAAAACTTACTATAGGAACTGAAGTCTTTTGGACTGCTGAACGTCCTTGGAGAAACAATCAAAAAGAAGTGAGCTGCATTCCTAATGGAAACTATACCTGTAAAGCTTATACATCAAAAAGATTTGGAGAAACATTCGAGGTCACTGATGTAGAAAACAGAACATATATTCTTTTTCATGTTGGGAACTTTCCAGAAAAAGATTCTCATGGATGTATTCTGCTTGGCGAAAGATTGATGGACAATCAAGCGGCAGTATCGTCTAGCAAGGTTGCGGTTAATAGATTTAGAGAGACTTTAAAAGATGTTGAAAGCTTCGATATCGAAATTAAAGATACAACCCCATACGACTGGTCATAAGACTAGGATATGTAAGACTTGTTTAATCAATAAGCATATAGATGACTATGAGGTAGCTAAAGGCTATAAAAGAAGAGAATGTCGCACCTGCCGTTCGGCGGAGAAAAGAAAAAAAATCAGCAATAATCCACATCTTTATATAAACAACCTATACGGACAACTAGCATACAGAAGGAAGAAGACTCATAAGTTTGATATAACAAGAGAATACCTACACAAGTTATACGATTCACAAAAAGGAATCTGTAAATATTCAGGGGTGGCTATGACTAATGTAAAAGACGGATCTGGATATCACTTACAAAACATATCAATAGACCGCATTGACAACACTAAGGGTTACGAGGAGGGTAACATTGCCTTAGTGTGTCTAGCAGTAAACATGATGAAGTACACCTTAGAGTTAGAAGAACTCATAGATTGGTGTAAAAACATTTCAAAAAATAATTAAGACTCCATGTTTTTTAATATGTGAGCAATCACTTCTATAGTCCAACCGTTGCCCAACATCTTATATCTTTGTGTATTAGAGACATGGTTGGTGTAGTTATCAGGAACGGTTTGCAGTCTTTCACATTCTAAGGGCGTAAGCTTTCTCCAATAAACATCATCTTTAACTAAAACATTATCCTTTTGTACTGTAGATATGTTGTTGGTTTTGTCGTCCCTTCTTAGTTCAAGCATCTGTTTAGACTTTCCTGCAATAGATCCTTTGTGATCTTGTCGCACTCCGTCCACCTTATATCTTCCAACGTATCTTCCACAGACTACTTTGGGTTCCCTATTGCCACCTTGACAAGTGTTTACTGTTGGAGATTTTCCTTCTGGACTATAGACCCTTTTCAAAATGTCATGCCCATTAACATCAATCGCCGTGCCTATATGTTGAGGCACTAAAGTCATTCCATTGTTCCCAGCTCCCTTATACATGGTTGCTGTCATGCAAAGCGACTTGTCATCTAGGTTTTTGTAATGTCTTCTATTTCTTGCGGTATCTTTAGTTGGGTTTTCATTTGGGTTCTCTTCTAATATGTCTCTTAAAACAATACCCCTTTCCTTTGGCATCTCTATTCCCGGAATGTTAGTCCAATAATATCTTTGCCTTGACTGTGCTGATACAAGAGAACTGTTTATAAAAATAGGCTCAACTCCCATGTATTCAGAAATAATATTTAAGTACTCTTTTTTCATTCGCACATTTTCCAACAAAAAGTATTTTGGTTTTAATGTATCAATACATCTAACAAATTCAAAAAATAACATGGATCTGGGGTCGTCAAAAGCGAGTTGCTTTCCTGCAAAAGAGAATCCTTGGCATGGACTACCACCCATAATCAAATCAATTTGCGGTAATGTAGACAAGTCAAGCTTGGTTATGTCTCCAACTTGGATAATTTCCGGGTAGTTAGCCTTACTTACCTCAATAGCATACTTATCTATCTCACTTGCATAATAGTTATCTACCTTGATTCCAAGTCTATCAAGTGCAATTCTTCCACAACTCATTCCATCAAACAGGCTTAGTACGTTCATTGTTGCACCTCCTCTAAATGTCTTATCAGCATTTCTAATCCTGCTTTAACACCTGCGTGTTCTGATTTAGTATGGCTATCATTTACCCATTCATCATCAGCAATAATATCTTCTGCAATATTTTTTACCCTCTCAATTGTTATCATTAGTCTTGCTCCTTAATTTTTTTACCATCTATATAATATTCATATTTTATTTGAGATATATAATCAGACACTGTCTCATCTATTACACCTTCAGAATAAAGACTGTCTAATTCTTTTAAGTCTTTAACTTCTACATTTCCACAATTTACGGTAATTCTTCTAACTTCAATATCCATTAGCCTTGCTCCTTGCTTGTTCATCATTCTTAAATATATTGCATTCATCACATTTCTGTATTTCCTGCACTTGGTCTTGGGTGTTGAATGTATCAATCCACCCAACACCATTACATAGTTCACAGTTCATTAGATACTTCCTCCCAACATCTATTCTCGTGATTATAGACTCTTGTGTCATGTGATACTTCGATGTCTGTAACTTCCCAATATAATCTTTTGCCACAACTATAATGTTCGGCTAATTCATTATCAGCACAATCTTCATGGTCAAAGTCGTATTGATCAAAATAATTATCAGGCAATTCATATATGCTCTCTCTTGTTTCTATTATTCTAAGTTTCATTAAACATCCCCCTTGCTTTGTTTATAGATTCCATGTGCCTTTCATGTCTTTCCCATTCGCTCTCTTGAACCCCTACCTTGTCTTCATAGTACATTTCCTGTTGTAGTTCTGTCGCATCATCAAGATTTCCACTTCTCAATTGCAATACAGAGTCATGCATTTTCTCAATAGCTACTTTGCCATGTAAAATTTCCACTATGAATTCTTCTGCCGTATTGAAGTCGAATTGATTAAGCCAATTACCAACATCTATTTTATCTATTTGTTCCATGATTGATTCCCTCCCTTTCATATGTTTCTTTTAATTGATTTGAATTTACTTTTATAATTTCATTGGTTTCCTCATCCAAAAAACTAATTTTTTTTGATGATCTGGACTCTTGCAAGTCCTCCCTAATATAACCAAATATGGTTGTTCCTTTAATTTGTACTCTCATTACTTCACCTCCTCTTCTCTAATCAGACCGCTTACTCTCATTATGTCTTCTACACTATTAGCAATATAAATAAATTCATCTTGCTTCTCTTCTGTGTAAACCTCTGCCCCATTCTCGTCTATTGTTGTAACAGCATCTAAAGATGAATACTCTAAAATAAAATCCGATAATGTTTTATAAACCTCTATCCATGTTTCAGTTGGTATTATTGTTTTTTTCATACATTACCTCCTATTAATTTTGCTTTCTTCAGATAATCTACAGAAGTTCCTCCGTCCATTTCATCTGTTAAATTAAACTGAACTGCATTGCCCCACTCATCACAATCAAAGTGTTCGTTTAATATGTCTAACTTAATCCATACATGCGAACAAGTTTTATCTTGCTTTGTATTCCAAGCAACTACAGTTCCGCATTGATTAGAAATATCCGTTTCATAATTTGTCACACAAGCAAAAGTCTTGTCTGCAAATTTAACTCTGTCTCCATCTTTTAATTTAGTTATATCTAACATTATTTTTCTCCTTTAAATTGTTATTAACTTCTCTTTGCTCAACTCTATCCCAAACATCACAGAATCTTTGTAAGAATAAATAATGCTTAGTATCTTTATAATTACCTACTGCAAGAGAATCTAAAGCACACATATGCTCTAATTCATTTCTTTCGTAGAAGTCATAAAGAATGTCACACATATAGTTAAACAAACTAAACTTCCTATCTTTAAAATGCTTCATTATTCATTTACTCCAAAGTATAAGTATTCAATTGCCACGTCTACTCGCAGTTGGTCTTCTAAAGAGTAAACATCTCTGACCGCCTGTAATAGATTGCCTTTTGCTTTTTGAAACTTCTTTTCTATAGTCTCATCACATGGGACAGAAAACTTTATATCCGCATGGGTTATTTGTTTAACATTGTTTGGAAAGTCTCCGTCAGTTGTTGCTTTTATTTGTACTGTTAAATAATCAATACTCATTGTTTTTGCTCCTTTAAAAAATTAATTACCTCGCTTAATTCTAAGCTTGTAAATATCTCGTCTTTGGTTTCGCAATCATTAGCATCATAATTGCAAACTGCAAACCTCCAATCTTTGTAATTGGCTAAACTATCGAAACCCATACCAAGATAGCCTTCCTTCCTTTCACTAAGTAAGGGCGAATTAATCCAAATCTGATAATTCTTATATAAGAAACTAGGTAGTTCATCATTAGAATAAGATATGTTTTCCCAATCTTTTGGGATGTCTAGGTCTTTATAATAATCAACCCAACTCAAACCCTTGAAAGGATTATAAGTATCTTCAAAATCATCTTCTGAAAAAATAACTGTATCGCTTCCGTCTGTTGCCCAATCATAATGATAGGAACTAAGTTCCTTTTTAAGTTTGCGAAGATCAGATTTATCAATCTCTAAAAGATTTTGCTTCCCTTCACAAAAGTTATATTTATATCCTTTGAGATTAAAAGAATCTCTGTCAAAAAATATCCATGTATCAACTTCAAATGTATGCATATATTCCCTCCTTAAATGTTCGTATATGTATTAGACTTTCTCCGCCCCTCGATTTGGGGAAAAAAGAAAGTTTCGCAAAATCATTGCTCGTCAGTAATACTAATAGCCTCTATAGACTCATCCTCATTGTCTACGTTCCATTCCATACTATCGCTATGGTAATGAGCCATATCTTCTGCTAGTTCCCAAGACTCCGCTTCAACGTATGCAATAGATACAACCCTTGAAACCTTAACCACTTTAAACCGTTCCATAATTACCCCCTAAATCCATAATCTAAATATTCTTGAAATGCTCTGATAGAGTCAGCAAGTGAATATCCATGATAAACCTTGGTAACTCTTAACCCTAAGTGAATGCAAGACAGTTCATAGAAACCGCCTTGTTTTTGTATGTTGATATTAAAATTCATTGTTTACCCCTTATGTATTAATTATTAAATTTGATTCTTGAAATCTTTGTTTAACGTATCGCAAAGCGTCAATGACGCATAAGTCATACTCAAACTCACCCAACTCGTCAGAGTCTATAAAGACATCATGCCTATAGATACCACCGTCAAACTCTTTTTTATTAATAAAGATGTTATAAGTAATACCTTGTTCTTTGTGTGCTGATGTTTCATGCATAAAGATTTCAACCTTGCCAAGGTCTAAAGGAAAGCAACAATATACAATGTCGTTATCCTCTTCATAGTCGACTATGGCTTGTTCATATTCCGTGTAGTCTTCCATTACGCCACCCTTTCCACTTCTTGCTCTAGCAAAATAATAATATTAGCCATAAATGACCAATAATTAGTAAGGATTGTTTCCTCTTGTCTTCTTGTCATGGATTCGTCAACAGAACCCATATCCTTGGCAAGTTGGATAATATCTTCATTCCAATAGACTATATTAATTGCTAAGCCACTTAACCAATTTGCAATTGCTTTTTGCTTTCCTACTCTGTTAATCATAAATCCATACTCTGTATAAAATCTATGAACTAAATAATCAATCTTATCTAGTCTGCTAAACTTTGTTGATGATTCTATAATTTCATCTTCATTATCTAAACAATCAAGAATATAGTTCTTATAGTTCTTTTTGTATTCTGTGTGATGTAACTTCGCCATATTGATTCCCTCCTATATATGTAATCAATGTATACAATTAAATAATATGTTGAGCTGCATGTCAACAACTTTAACAACTAATTTAAAAAAGCCTGTATTAATAAGGGTTCGAAGCTAATAAAAAAAACAATAATTTCTTGATCTGGAATCCATCTGGTACTTTGGAGGGGCGTTTTTTGGGGGAAGAAAAAGAAGAGGCAAAAGACACCGCTACACATCAAGCAGTAATATATATATAATAAAAGGCAAGGTATCTAGTAGAGAGATATAAACATAAGAGGATTAAAAGAATGACTATTAAAGATAAAACAATGAGCCAAAGAAAGGCGGAGTTCGTACAGCATTATTTAACAACTAAGAACGCCACAGAATCGGCAAGGCGTTGCGGATATTCGGAAAAGAGTAGTTATAATCAAGGGTATCGCCTGATGAAAGATGATGAAGTACAAAAAATGCTCTCATTTGAACTAGCAGAGAGCAAGGAAAGGCATTTAAAAGACCATGACAGCCTCATAGACCGCTTAAAAGAGGAAGCCCTTGGAGATGTATCAGGACACACAGGCGGAAGCCGTCTCAAAGCCTTAGAGTTGCTCATGAAGTACTACGGAATGATTGACGATAAACAGAAGCTTGAAGTAAATATGGCAGAAAATGGTTGGTTTGAAAGCTTGGATTTTATAGAAAAAGACTCGCTTAACTAAGGCGATACTTTTTTAAACGTATATATATACAATATGTACAGAATAACGCAATAATCACACATGGGGGGAGTGCTGGACAGGGTACCCGTAATACATATATACCCCTATGTCCCTTTAGGGGGGGGGTAGTTTTTAAAAATACGAAATGCAAAAAAATCAAATTCAAAAAATTGTAAAAACCTTCAAAACGAATCTCCCTCTTTACGCCAAGCATTGCCTGAAAATTATAAATAAACAGGGTAAGTTAATACCCTTTGAGTTTAATGAAGCACAGAAACTATTAGACGATATGATCAACGAGCAATATGCTCATCATGGTAAGGTGAGAATACTCATCTTAAAGAGTCGTCAGACAGGTATATCTACCTATTGTCAGGCACGAGGCTTTTGGAAGACGACAACAAATGAAAACCAAAACGCTGTAGTTGTATCTCATCTTAATGAATCCACAAAAGCGATCTTTGGAATGGTGCGTAATTTCTATGACAACCTACCCCACGCATTAGTAACTCCAGAGATTAAAGAACACACAAGCTCGTCTATGGCTTTCAAACATGGTTCGCGTTGGAGAGTTGCGACTGCCAGAACAGGAGAGGTTGGTCGTGGTTGGACAACAAACTACTTGCACGGATCCGAGGTAGCTTTCTATCCGAATTCAGATATTATTCCGGGTCTAC